GTTGGATCTGCTACTAATAGTGAAAAATTAGGCGGCATTGATGCAAGTAATTTTGTTAGAAACGATATTAATAGTACTACGAACGGTAGTTTTAGCATTAGAAATAATGCTGGATTAATTTTAGGTTCAGATTTATCTGTAAGTCTGTCAAATACTTCAACCGGCGCCACTGTTTTATACAATAAAACTGAGGGATCCAGCATCTTTATAAGAACTAATCAAGATGGTGCAGCTCAAGATGTTATCACAGTTAGCGGAACTAATGTAGGTATTAATAAAACAAATCCAGTGTATGAATTAGATATCAATGGCACATTACGTACTAGTGATAATCTGTTTGTTAATGGTACAAATAATGCAGTAGATTTAAATACTGGATCAATCAGAACTGCTGGCGGATTAAGCGTACAAAAAAGTATTCATGTTGGTCAAGGAATTAAAGTTACTGGTAATATTGTTAGCAATAATATTATTCCAGAAACAACTGCTGTATATGATTTAGGCACAGAAGATACTACTTTTAGAAATATATATGCAACAAAAGTTGTTTCATCTAACTTTGAAGGTTCTTTTTCAGGACAATTAATCGGTTCAGTAACAGGTAGTGCCAGTCGATTAGCAAGTGCCACTAATTTTAGACTAGTAGGTGAAGTAACTAGTAATACTGTAAGTTTTAATGGATTACAACCTAGTGGATTAGCAGAATTTACAGCCACAGTTAGTGCAGATTTTATTGGAAATAAAACACTTGTAAGTTCAGTCAATGACGATGATTTATTATTAATACAACGACCAGCAACAGGTTTACAAAAAGTAACTACTGCGGCATTCTTTTCAAGAGCAGGCGTATTACCAATTGGATCGTTAATGCCGTTTGCTGGTACAGTTGCTCCGAATGGATTCGTATTGTGTGACGGAAGCGAATACTTAATCAGTGAATATACAGAGTTATGGCAAATTATTGGATATACTTATAAACCACTAGGAGCATTACAAGGATTGAATACATTCGCTGTACCTGATCTAAGGGGAAGATTTCCTTTAGGGTTAGATAACATGTTTAGTAATGTTAAAGTTCCTAAGAATGATGGTTCAGGAGATCTAATTTATACAATTGGAACAAGTGCATCGAGAGTTAATGCTTCTGCTGCAAATAACATAGGTTCAGGAAGCGGAACTCAAGATACTCAGTTGCAAATTAGTCAGTTACCAGAACATACACACGATATGAGGGGACTAACATCTACAGGAGAAAAAGGCCAGCAGTACTATGCAATTAGAAATAGCTCTGATCCTGCAGGAGATGTTAATACTGTAAGCCATACTACAAAAGGTCCGTCGCTGCCAAATGAAGGGCAATTTTTGCCTAACAGCGGTGGTGTCAATAACGCACTTTTAGGTGAAGCAGTTTCATTAATGAATCCTTATATAAGTTTAAATTATATAATCTATACCGGAAAGTTTATCTAAGGAAATATGAATGACTTATCAGATTAATTTAACTAACGGATCTTTATTAACAGAAATTGTTGATAGTTCTATTGACCAGCAAGCCACAGATTTAACCTTAATAGGTAAGAACGTTTCTGGGTATGGCGAATATATTAATGAAAATTTTATAAAAATATTAGAAAATTTTGCGGCAGAAACTGAACCAAACAATCCATTAATTGGACAAATATGGTTTGATACTGCTGAAAATCGATTAAAAGTATACGACGGTAACGGATTTAAAATAGGATCAGGGCCAATAGTAAGTGGAACTCGACCTCTTAGTTTCAGTCAAGGGGATTTGTGGATCGACAGTACTCAAAATCAACTGTATTTTTATGACGGAATAGATCTTCAATTAGCAGGTCCTATTTACAAAGAGTCTCAAGGACGTTGTGGGTTTGTTGTAGAGGATATTGTTGATACAAACGGCTCAGCAAAAACTATTGTTAAACTTTTAGTTAATGATGTTTTATTAGGAATTTTTAGTACTTCGTCCTTATCTTATACACCATCGGCACCTATATCAGGATATACTGGTGATATATACCCAGGGTTTAACGAAGGAACATTACCAGGATCTAAATGGAGATTAACTGCAACTAAAGCAGATGCATTATTAGACGTTACAGGACAACTAAAAACTCCGTCTAACTTTATGAAAACGGATGAAAACACTGCTACAACAGGCACTTTAAGTGTTGTTAATCCAACTCCGTTAATCTTAGGAACAGACAGTAATATAGAAGTAACCACAGATCCATTTTTAACTCTTTATCAGCATAACGCATTAAATGCAAACGTTAGATTTAAAATACGAAACAATGCTGGTTATCAAGAACCGTTAACATTTATTGCTTCAACTAAAAAAGTTGGAATATTTACACCTAATCCGGCCTATACATTAGATGTCACAGGCGATGCTAGAATTACCGGAAGTCTTATTGTAAACGGCAGTACTACTTCTATTAGCACATCAAATTTATCAATTCAAGATCATCAAATAGAATTAGCAGTCAACGATGATAGTAGCGTTAGTGATACGTATGCTGATCAAGGTGGACTAGTACTTAGAGGCACGACAAATCATACTATTATTTGGGATCAAGGATCTACTTCTTGGAGAATGAGTGAAAATCTTGATATAAGAGAAGCTAGTTCGGGTGCTAGGGCATATAAAATTAATGGTGTAAACGTATTAGAATATACAGGTTCAATATTTCAATTATCTGCTTCGGTTACTTCTGCACCTGGGATCACTAGTTTTGGACCTCAAACTAGTCTAACAGTTGATAACATTTTTATAGATAATAATCGCATTTCTAGCACAAATGCAAACGGCGATGTGGAAATTGAACCTAACGGATCAGGAAATGTAGTACTGATAGGAAGTCCAAAAATAACAGGATTATCAGATCCTATCGCAGCCACAGATGCAGTTACAAAACAATATGTTGATAACAGTATTTCCAGTAGAAATATTTGTTTTAGTATGGATATTACTGGTTTAAATGATACTCAAATTGCAGATCAGTTAGAACAAATAGCGCCTTCGAATTACTACGAGATCGGCACAGAAGCTAGAATTCACTGCACTATACAGAATGTATCTTACACAAATATTCAATTTACTGCATCGCCTACAGGAGATTTTGTTAAGAGTTATGTAAGTGTTGATAAATCAGATAATGTAGGCACCCAACCAAGCGAGCCAGTGCTACAAGATTTTAGCATAAACCCCATTAATTTAGGTCCTGCGACTATTACAGTAACAAGAGTAAACAAATTATTTGAATTAGTATCCGATAGTACCACTTCGGTATGGCAATGGCAAATGAATTTTTAATAAATATAAAGTAAGGAGTATAGTAAATGGCATATGTAATAGATAGATATAATGGTACAACTTTAGCTACAGTGGAAGATGGCACCATTGATGCTACTCTTGATATAAAACTTATCGGGAAAAATTACGCTGGCTATGGCGAAATACAAAATGAAAATGCATTACATATGTTGGAAAATTTTTCCGGAGAAACAGCACCTCCTCGTCCAATAAGTGGGCAATTATGGTATGATAGTCTTGCAAAAAAAGTCAAATTTTACAATAATTCAGCTTGGAAAACTATTGGAGCAGAACCTGCAGGTACAAAACCTGCCGGTGGTACCGTAGGAGACCTTTGGTGGGACAGTGCTAATAAGCAATTATACACCCATGACGGAACAGATTTTTATTTAGTAGGCCCGCAGGCCGCTGAAGGTCTAGGCACAACACAAATGAGGTCTCGATCAGTACTTGATGACACAGATGTTGCCCATGCTATTATTGAAGCTATTGTAGATGAAGAAGTAGTTTATATAATTGCCACAGAAGAATTTACGTTAAATGGAGCAGTGAATCCAATTCTAGGATTTACAGTTATTAAAGCTGGTTTAACTTTAATTAACACAGGTGCTACTGGCATAACTAGTAGCACTCATAGATATTGGGGCACAGCCGCTAATGCAGAAAAATTAGGCGGGCAAACTTCTGCTAATTATGTAACAAAAACCAGCGCAAGTTTCTTAGATGCTGCAACATTTGTTGATGCAGGATTTACGGTAGGCGACAGTAACGATTTAGCTGTATATATTACTGGTAGCGATGCATATGTAAGAAATCAAATTGGTGATAGGATTGTTTTTCAAACAACGTCTGCAGGAACACAAACGCCTTTAATACTTTTAGGCAGTTCTATTTTACCAGGAACTACACTTTATTCAAATATTGGCAGTAGCTCTTTTCAGTACAACAACATTTATGCCAGTTATTTGTATGGAACTTCTCAGCAATCAGATGCATTATCAGTAAGTGGTGTGTATAGAATTGCAGCAGTTAGTCAACCAGATATTGGAGATCCTGACACTATTGCATGTAGAGACGGCAGCGGAAATCTAAGAGCAACAGAATTTCAAGGAACAGCAACAGCAGCATACTTTGCTGACTTAGCAGAAAAATATCTAGCCGATCAAGAATATGAAGTAGGCACCGTAGTTGCAGTAGGAGGCTCAGCAGAAGTCAGAGCTTGTCAAATTGGTGACAGAGCATTTGGAGCAGTAAGTGCAAATCCAGCATTTAAGATGAATGACGGATTAGTGGGCGGTACATATATTGCATTAAAAGGCAGAGTTCCTGTAAAAGTTTCTGGACCTGTTGAAAAAGGTGATAAGTTAATGGCAGCAAGTAACGGAACGGCTGCACCAGCACATTTAATTTTGAGAGGCCAGCAAGTAACTTCAAGAAGTTTCCCTGATACATTCGCTATCGCATTAGAAACTAATCTTGACGAAGGTGTAAAGTTAGTTGAGTGCGTCGTATTGTAAGGATAAAATATTATGGCAATTACAGCAGCAGATTATAATAACATAAGAAATAAAGTAATTACAGTGTTAGGCACTGGATCAACTGGTTACGGTCAAACTCCAGTTAGTTCAGCCGCTACCCAATCAACAGCAATTAGTGCTACATTGTGGAATAATTTAAGAACAGATATGCTTAAAGCAAGACAGCATCAAACTGGGAGAGATGAAACACCTTTCGCTCCTGCTGTTCTAAATCGAACTACTACAATTACTGAAGCTATCCGAGTAGCATTTGATAATTATGCGAATCAAATTGTAACCGATCAAAGATTGCTAGGATTGGATCCTATTCCTCAAGCACAGTCCGAATTGTTTTTTACTAGTACGCAATATGTAGCTAATTGGAACC